AAAACAGTTTATCCCTGTCAGCTCAGAAGCTTCCCCGGGTGCCGATTATATCATATGGTATTCATACAGCAAAGTGGGAATTGCCAAAATAATTGCCAGCTATGCAAACGATTTTCCCAGGGTGGATATTTACGGAACTGAAAACCAATCTAAGGTTTACAGTCTTGGTGCCAGTTATGGGTATTCAATCCAGGAGATAAGACGCGCACAAATGGCAGGTGTAAACCTGAATGCCAGAAGGGCAGAGACAGCCAGGCAAGCAATTGAAGAACAGCAAGACAAATTAGCCTGGAATGGAAATTCCACCTATAATATTGCTGGGTTCATCAATTATTCCGGGATTACTGAATACACTGTTCCCAATGGTGCGGCCGCTGCTAAAACTTTTGCCAGTAAAACACCCGATGAAATCATAAAAGATTTTACCGGGATGATGAATGCTGTGGCAGTACCGACCAGAGGCAGAGAGAGCGTCACTCAATTTATTTTACCAAGGACTCAGTACAATGATATTAAAAATCGGAGACTGACAGAGGGTGGAGATAAAACGGTGTTGATGTACCTCTTGACCAATAACCCGGAACTTTCCATTGACCCGGTTGATGAGTTGGCAGGTGCTGGAGCGGGTTCAACTGATAGAATGATGGCGTATGTGAAAGACCCCAGTCATTTAACTATGGAAATTCCCCAGCCATTTGAGCAGTTTGAAGCAGACAAACAAGGAATGGAATATGTGATTCCTTGCCATGCGCGTTATGGTGGTGTTATTGTGTACTACCCTGCCAGCGTTGTGTTCGGAGATGGAATTTGAAAAATTTTAGGAGAGAAAACAAATGATTGTAAATTGGAAAAAACCTGGTGCTGGTCTTTTGGTAATCCCTGTTGTAAATCTTTTGCCGGGGCATAATGATGTCCCGGATGATATTTGGGCTCTTGGAAGAAAGCACTGTGATAATCATCTCAGTGCTGGAAATCTGGTAGAAATTGGTGAAGACAAGCCTGTGAAGGTTATGGAAGAGCAAGTCAATCCAGAGACAGGGAAAAAGGAAAAAGTGTCCGTTGAAAAAATAGTCACTTCCCCTTTAACTCTAAAAAAAATGTCTCCCCAGAAAGCCATTGAGGTCGTGAAAGATACCTATTCCCTGGACACTCTGAATAAGTGGCGGAAAGAAGAAACCCGTGATGAAATCAGAGCGGAACTTCTCAATCAAATAGAACTGATTGAGAAAGGGGATATGAAAGCGGTTGAATCCAAATGAATGAAAACATTGAAGTAAAAAAGCCAGAGCCAGTTTTCCTTTTGTGGAAAGGTCCAGAAACACGTCTTTCTCTCCAGGAGGGTGGTGTTTCTGCCACCCTCCACTTTAAGGCAGAGCATACTCAGCCTTTTAAGGTTCCTGGAGAATTATGGCCCTTTCTGAAAAAGAAAATTTCAGACGCACTTATGACTAAGAAATGTATTGTGATTTCTGGGAATACTGAAACTGAGAGAAAAGTTCAATTGGAGAAGGAATTGGAAACTATTTCAAAACCTGATATTGCGAATTTGAAAACCACTTCTGTGAGTTGGAAAAGGAAAAAAATAAATTGAGTGTTTCCTCAAAATTAAGTATTATTGCTCCTCAATTTGACGTGGATTCCCGCAGAAGTGAAATAATTGCTTTTGCGGAACTTCAGGTCAATGCAACTTGGTTTGATGCTAAATATGAATGGGCGGCTGCTTATCTGGCCGCTCATTATTTGGCATTGAACCCAGCTTCAGGAGGGAGTACAGAACCAGGTGGTGGATTTATTGTGAGTAAACGGGAAGGAGACTTGTCAGTTACTTATGCAAAACCGGCAGTGAGCGGAACTAATTTGAGTGATGATTCTTTAAGCCAAACAAGTTTTGGACAGCAATTCATACAATTGAGAAATTCAAGTAATTTTATTTTAGGCGTAACCGGGCAAAACGAGAATGTCAGTTAAAATAATTGATAATAGAAAAGAGTGGGATAGAATAAGGAAAGAAATTGTATTATTCAAAAATGGGAAAACTTCCATTGGGTTTTTCACTGGGGGAAATGATCCGTCAAAAGACTTGGCTACCCGGGCTATGGTTCAGGAATATGGTGCCAGAATTCCCGTTACTAAAAAAATGAAAGGATTTTTTGCGTATAAATTTGGAATTCAATTAAAAACAAAAATGATAAGAATTCCTGCCCGGCCTTTTCAAAGAAGGACTTTTGACAATAATCAAGGCATGATTCAAAAAATGATAAATATGTTTTATGGAAAAGTCATAGATGGGAAGTTGTCCGCAAAACAAGCCTTGAGTCAGTTGGGGGAATGGTACCGAGGATTGACAATTGTGGCTGTAAGGTCAGGGGGATTTGCTCCAAATGCCCCCTTGACAATAAAACAAAAAAAAAGCAGCAGACCTTTAGTTAATTCAGGGGAAATGATAAACAGCCTAACCCATAGGGAAACTTTATGACCTTATTTGCTAAAACAATTCCTTACACTTATGAATCCAATCTTGGAGCCTTCTCTAATAAGGGGCGCTGGGTGGATGGAACTCCGGGAAGCAGTTCTTTCCAAGGTTCGGTTCAACCTATGTCTGGGAAAGAAATTGACGCTTTGGGAATTGGTAGGGTTGATGGGGGTTATGTGAAAGTGTATAGTGATACTCAAATCCCAGTAAGTGAAAAGGGTGGGAAAGAAAAAGGGGCAATCATAACTTGGAATGGCAGGAAATGGGAAGCGGTACAGGAATTGGGTTTTCAAAATGGAATTATTCCTCATTATAAATACGTGGCCCAATATACAGGAAAAGCATGACAAATACGACATTTTATGAATTTTTGTATGATTGGATTGACTTGGTAATAAATACTATAGGGGGGAGAACTATTCCAATAATTCAATCGCATCAAAATGCACCGGAGCCAAGTGGTCAATTTATCGTGATTGAGTATTCCCCGAATAAACAAAAAATTGGAAGGGCTTGCGTGACTGAACCTCTACCAGCGGGAGATCCAAATGAAGGACAGACTCAAATTATTTCAAATTATAATCAAAGAGCTGAATTTTGGGAGGTTGGGGGAGATGGAAATTTATTGGCTGAAATAGTAGAGTCCATTGAGCGGGAACAAATTAAAACTTTTTTTAATACAAAGGATGTATCTTTTTTTAGAGCAGAACCTATTCAAAGCATTCCCAGACTGGAAAATGAAAAATGGGTTCAACAAAGTGTAGTTGAAATTTTATTCGGGGTTGCCTCTGAAATTAAGGAAACTCCGGGATGGATTGAAACAGTTGAAACAACAGGAACTATTGGAGGACATACAATATGAGTGCATTAAGTGATATTGTTCAAATAACAATAAATAGGGAGACTCAGGCGGTTTCCCAAGCAGGGTTTGGAGTCCCGGCGATTATATCGGAATTCGCTACCTCAAAAACCACAGTACCTTTTGTAAGGTACAGGGAATATGCCAGTACCACAGAAATGACAACTGATGGCTGGACAACTGCTGACCCGGAGTATAAAGCAGCGGCAATATTTTTTAGTCAAAATCCCAAAGTGTCAAAAGTGGTGATTGGCAGAAAAGATTCTGGGGATGCAAGTTGGGCTGCTGCTTTGGATGCAATTCAAATCGCAACTCAGGACTGGTACACTTTAATGATTATCGCTTCTCAGACAGGGACGGTGGTTTTTGATGCTGATTTTGTGACTGGCAATGCAATTGATTTTACAATCAATGGAACGGCGGTAACAACTGTAAACTGGAGTACAGACCAAGCCACTACTATGGGACTATTAAAAACTCAGATTGAAACTGATATCGCTGGTTCGTCTGTGGATATAAGTGGAGCTGGTGGAAGGACTTTGGTTATTCAGATATTTGGACAAGCCGGGGTTACTGCGATTTCAGCGGTGGTTACTGGTGGAGCTTCCCAGGCAACGGCCACAATCACGTATACCAATGAGGATGACTATAAAGCTGTAGCAGCTTGGACAGAGACTCAAAAGAAATTGTATTTTGTAGCCTCTTCCAGTTCTGGAATTAAAGACGGGGCCAGTACTACAGATTTGGCGTATTTCCTTAAAAATACCGGATATGACAGGACAGTTTGTATTTATCATACCAGTGCTCAAGGAGATGTCACGCCAAGTTACATCGAAGCCGGGGTGCCGGGGGAAGCACTTCCTTATGACCCAGGTTCTCAAACATGGGCTTACAAAACAATCTCAGGTGTGGCAGCTTATGGACTGACTTCCGCTGAAAGGACTGCAATTTTGGCTAAAAACTGTATGATTTACACTACCACAGGTGGGGTAAATGTAACGGAACAAGGAAAAGTTGCCTCTGGGGAATACATAGACATTATGCGTGGATTGGATTGGTTGGAATCCAGATTGCAAGAAGAGATTTATTCAAATCTGGTGAATAAAAGAAAAATACCTTTCACCGATGAAGGAATTTCTTTAATTCAGGGGGCCATCCAGGGGGTACTCGATGAAGGTGCCAGAAAAGGATTACTGGTTGCCGATTCAATTTCTATTTCAGTGCCTTTGGCTTCTGCAGTAGGAACAGTTGATAAAGCGGCCCGGAATTTACCGGACATTACTTTTGAAGCGATTCTTCAAGGTGCTATTCATACAGTTTCCATCGTTGGAACAGTGACAGTATAATTGAGAAAAGGAGAAAAATAAAATGGCAGCAGATGCAAATGTAAGAACTTATGACCCTAAAAAAGTAGTGGTGACGTGGGGAGCAATAATTTTCTCCGGGTTTGCCGATGGAACTTTTGTTCAAGTAGCCAGAAATGGGGACGTGTTTGAAAAGAGAAGGGGTTCAGATGGAAGTGTTGACCGGATAAATAAAAATGCAGATGATTATTCTGTCACTTTGACTTTAATGCAAACTTCTATCACAAATGATTTATTGTCATCAGCTATGATAGCAGATCAGTTATCCAATTTGGGAGTTTTTCCCTTGGTTGTGAAAGACTTACGGGGAACAACTTTATTTTTCGCAGCACAAGCCTGGATTGCCAAAGACCCCGACGATGAACATACTGATTCTTTAGGGAACCGGGAATGGAAGATTGATACAGGAATTGCAACTAAATTCACCGGAGGAAATTTGTTAATTTAATTTTTAATTTTTAGGAGAGAAAGAAATGGAACCAAAAAACATAAATATCGATGAAATGACATTTCAAATGTCACCACTGAACCCCTTATTGGCTTTGAGGCTGGATAAAAGAATTATAAGCTTAATTCTTCCAGCTTTCAAAGCAATCGGGGGATTGGATTCTCAAATTGATTTGGGAAAAATAATGGAAGCATTGTCAGAATCATTGTCCACTTTACCAGATGACGATTTTGAGAAATTTGTTTTGAATATTTTATCCAGGACAGTTTGTATTCAGAAAAATAAACCGCCACTTGAAATAAATGAGGAAAATTTTGGAATTATTTTTGCTGGAAAACTAACCACGATTTATAAATTACTTTGGGAGGTGATGAAATACAATAAATTTTCCCCTTTCGTGGTGGCGGGTGGTGGCGCCGAAGCACTAAAAACTCTTACCTCAATTTTTCCGACAAGCGAAAAAAAGAAATCTGGAGAAGAATTGGAGATATTGGACAATTAGATGAAGATTTGGAAATTGAATTTCCATTTTGGCGCTTGGTATTGGAGGGGCAGTCTGAACGAGATTTAATGAATTCCAGCCTCGATTCAATTTTAAAATTAAATCAATTGTTAGACATGAAAAGAGATTTCCAATCAGCCAGGGACGCCTTTGAGGATAAAAAGTTGGAAGATATGAAAAAATCAATGAAAGGAAATCGATAAATGGCCACTGTCCGCGAACTTGTCACAATGCTGGGGTATAAAATAAACCAGCAACAACTTTCCCAAGCAGAAGCCAGTATGAATCGGATGGGTTCTAAAATTAAAGGAAGTGTGGGGGGAGCCATGAACCAGGCTTCCACCCAGGCTTCTGGTTTCTTTACTGCGATGAAATGGGGTGCTGCCGGAATTGTAGGCTCCATACTTGCCATTGGAAAAAAATCTTTAGATGCTGCTGCTGATATGGAAACCTTGAATGCAAAGTTTGAGGTTATGCTTGGCAGTTCTGAAAAAGCCTCCACAATGGTAACTGATTTGCGGAAATTTGCTGCCAGTACTCCTTTTGCTCTAAAAGATTTATCAGAAGGCGCAGTGACCCTCCTTAATTTTGGTTTGAAGGGGGAACAGGTTATCCCCACTTTAAGGATGTTGGGGGACGTTGCCGGAGATAGTAATGATAAATTTCGTGCACTTGCTTTAGTATTTGGGCAGATACAGTCCACTGGTAAGTTGATGGGTGGGGATTTACTTCAGTTAATCAATGCCGGATTTAATCCATTACAAGTAATTTCTAAAAAGACCGGGCAGTCCGTGGCCTCTCTCAAAGATGCAATGAGCAAAGGGGCGATTTCTGCGGATATGGTGACGGAAGCCTTTAAAATAGCCACTTCAGAAGGTGGGCTGTTTTTTAAGAATATGGAGAAACAATCCCAAACCTTGAATGGTATGATTTCTACTATGAAAGATGCTTTTAAGGATTTACTGGTGAGTATTGGACAGCCGATGATTCCTTTAGCAAAAGAACTTGTTGGCACCGTTACAGAATTGGTTCAAGGAACTTTGGGGCAAATAATCCAGGTTTTAGTTTCAACTTTAATTCCCATTATTCAATTATTATCCACATTATTAAAGCCTTTATTAAATGCCGTATTACCTGTTGTGGATGAATTTTCAACTATCTTCATTCAACTTTTTAATTTAGTTGGAAAGTTATTAGCCCCAGCCATTCAATTACTTTTTCCGATATTGCAATTTTTAGGAATCATTTTAGGATACATTGGAGATACAATTTATAGATTGACTCCAGTTTTTGATATGTTGGGGGAAGTTATCCAGGCTTTAATCCCCGCAATAGAGCCCATATTATCTGCTTTGATTGACATTATTGATTCTGTATTTGAAGTTGTTTCCCCTTTAATTGATATATTTATTTTGCTCTTGAGATTGGTATTAGTTCCTTTAATTCCAATTCTTAAAATAATTGGTCAACTTTTTGGATTTATCATGCGATTTATCGTACTACTTATTAAACCTGTTGCGGAATTTATTCAACAATTAGCAAATTTAGCAGCAGTATTTTTCGAGTCCATGAAACCTCTATTTGATTTTTTTGCTTTAATTCTTACAAAAATCGCAGAGAATTTAGGCACATTAAATCCAGCTCTTGGTTGGTTGGGAACCCTGTTTGGTTGGTTAGGAAATATTTTGAATTGGGTGATTGGTATTGTATCCACGACCATAAAAGCATTTCAGTATTTAGCTAAAAAGATTTTATCTTTCAAGGATGATATTTTGGATTTTTTAGGATTTGGAAAGAAAAAAGTGAATGAACAAGTTTGGTCTGGGGCCGCTTCTGATTTGAAAAGTGCTGCTAAAGAATTTGGATTAGGTACTAAATCATTTAAGCAAACAAATATTTCCATGAAAAATAAAATTGGAGTGACTGCTTTGAAACCAATCGATTCGAAGGCCGGGGCTCAAAGTGCAGTCACAGAGGCAGCGAAAAGTATTTTCAGTCTTGAATTACAAAAACTTTTGATAAATACAGGATATTAAAATGCCTATTTTCCCAGCAAGTTTATTTTATGAAGGTGGCTTAATATACGGAGTTGAAGAAACAGATGACACCTTCAATGAAATAACTTTTGATTTGATACTTGAAGAAACTCATAATTTTAATTCAGAGGTTTCCCGTCATGCAGTAGAGGAAGGGGCAGAGATAGCCGACCACGTGGAAAGGGCAGTCCAGCAGGGGAGTGTCCGGGGATTGATAACAAATTATTCTATTCAGCGTGGGGGATTTGCTTCCAATCGAGCCAGGGATGTTTTCGATGAATTAGTTTCCATCTGGGAACGGGAACAGTTGCTCACTCTTTACACGCTGATGCGTATTTATGATAATATTATCTTGAATAGTATTCCGATAACAAAAGAATCTGAATTAGGAGATGGGATTGAAATTCAATTTAGTTTCCAGCAAGTGAAAATAGTAAAATTGCAGTCCATTGAGTTGGATATAAAAGTATTGGATTTGAATTCTCCGTTAAATCGACAAATTGCAACTAAGAAAAGATTTATAAACCGATGATAGAAATTAAAGTTTACCAAAATTTAGCATCTAATTTTGAACAGGAAATAAATTTAGCTAATCGGTTAATGACTTTGACCATTATATGGAATAGCCGGAGCGAAGCCTTTTATTTAACTCTTCTGGATGAAGATGGAAATGATATTTTATATGGGATTAAAATTGTACCGGACTGGTTATTGCTTAGACAATTTCGTTCCTACTTCCCGGATTTTGACGGGGATTTTTTAGTGATTAAAGAAGACCCAAATGTGGAAGAAAGAATCACTTATGAAAATTTTGGAGTAGGTTGGAAATTATATTTTGTGACTATGGCAGAAGCGG